AACTGGCGAGCGCCATCCGCATTGGCTTGGTTCCGCTGTCGCGCCCGCTGCCCATGACTCCGGTCGAGTGGGCCGACGCTGATGAAGGCTTTTACCTATCGAGCGAATCGAGCTACCAAGAAGGCAAGTGGGAAACCCTGGCTTTTCAAGTCGCCATCCTGAACGCGATGGGCAACGACGAGATTCGCACCGTCAACCTGATCAAGTCGGCGCGGGTTGGCTACTCCAAAATGCTGCTGGCTGCCTCGGCCTACCAAATCGAGCACAAGCGCCGGAACATCCTGCTGCTGCTGCCGACTGATGGCGCCGCGCAAGGGTTTATGAAGGCCCACGTCGAGACCATGATTCGCGACGTGCCGAGCATTCGCGCCCTGGCGCCGTGGCACGGCAAGAAGCACCGCGACAACACGCTCGACACCAAGCGCTTCAGCCACTCCAAGCAACTCTGGTGCCTGGGCGGCGCAGCGGCGAAGAACTACCGCGAAAAGTCAGTCGACACCATCATCTATGACGAGCTGTCGGCGTTCGAGCCGGACGTTGAGAAAGAAGGCAGCCCGACATTCCTCGGTGACAAGCGGATAGAAGGCTCGACGTTTCCGAAGTCGATCCGGGGCAGTACGCCGAAGATCAAAGGCACCTGCCAGATCGAAGCGGCGGCCAGCGAGTCGCCGCACTTGTTCCGGCTGCATGTGCCATGCCCGCATTGCCAGGCCGAGCAGTACCTAAAGTGGGGCGGCAAAGATTGTGATTTTGGCATCAAATGGGATCAAGAAAACCCCACAAGCGCCTGGTACATCTGCGAGCGCAACGCCTGCGTCGTCCAGCAGCATGAAATGCAAGACCAGCACGCCAAGGGCCGCTGGATCTGCGAGAAGACTGGCATCTGGACCCGTGACAGCCTCGACTTTTTCGACACCGAAGACCAGCCAATCCCGACGCCGGACTCGCTGACATTTCACGTATGGACGGCCTACAGCCCGTTCACAACCTGGGACCGGATCGTCCTCGACTTTTGCAAAGCCAAGGGCGACATCAGCAAGCTAAAAACCTTCGTCAACACCACCCTCGGCGAAACCTGGGAAGAGGACGAAGGCGAGAAGCTCGACTGGGAAAACCTTCACGCTCGGCGTGAAGTCTGGCAGGACATTCCGGCGCGTGTGGCGCTGCTGACTGGTTTCATCGATACCCAGGACGACCGCTACGAGGGTCGCGTCTGGGCCTGGGCCGAGGGTGAAGAGAGCTGGCTGGTTGATCGCTGGATCATCTATGGCGACCCCGCCAGCGAAGAGCTGCGCCGCAAAGTAGGCCTGCGCCTGCACCAGAACTACCGCCGCGAAGATGGCCAACTGATGCGGCCGGCATTGTGGGGTTGGGACTCAGGCGGCCATTACACCGACGAGGTCTATGCCGAGAGCCGCAAACACGGGTTGCAGTGGGTTATTCCGACCAAGGGCCACAGCATCTACGGCAAGCCCATTGCTGATTTCCCGAAAGCGAAAAACAAGGCCGGCATCTACCTGACCATGATTGGCACGGACAATGCCAAGGAACTGGTTTACAGCCGGCTCCGGATACAGCCACAGCCCGGCCAAGCCGTGCCCGGCTGCGTCCACTTGCCGGCCAATGATGATATTTGCGACGAGAGCGAAATTAAACAGCTCACCTCGGAAGCGAAAATTTCAAAAATAGAAAAAGGCCGTCGCGTGACCCGTTGGGACGCGCGCGGCCGTCGCAACGAAGCGCTCGACTGCTTTGTTGGGGCGCTCGCCATGGCGCGGGTTGCCCAGCAGCGTTTCGGCATTGACCTGCGCAGCGCGATACCCCCATCACCGACCGCCCAGCCAGCTACTCGCCGGCGGGCGGCCAGCAGCTACCTGACGCGGCGTTAACCGCCACAAGAGGCCATCATGAGCACAGCCCAGCAGCGTCTGGCGGAAGTCCGCGCGTCGATCAAAGGCATCCTTGAGAACGGCCAGTCCATGCGCAAGGGCGACCGCCAGCTCGACCGCGCGCAGCTGTCTAGCCTGCAGGCGCTCGAAGAGCAGTATGCAAAGGACGCCGCCCTGGAGATTGCCGCCACCTCAACCCGTCCGCGCGTCACGCGTCTTTATCGCGCAGGGAAGGGGATCTAATGGCCCGGACTAAAGGTGTCTCCGCGCGCATCAAAAACAGCTATGAGTCAGCCGGCACCGGTCGCCGCGCGGCGGGGTGGGATGCGCCAGACGGTGCGCTAAACGCCATCGCCCTGCCGGCCCTGCCAGCACTGCGCAAGCGCTCGCGCGCCGCGGTGCGCAATGACCCCTACGCCTACAGCGCGATTTCCAAGCGCGTCAGCAACATCATCGGCACTGGGATTACCCCGCGCGCGACAATTGAGGACGACGCGATCCGCACCGCCCTGCGCGAGTTGTGGGAGGACTGGACGGACGAGTCCGACGCCGACGGGGTGGCCGACTTCTACGGCCAGCAGGCGTTGATTGCCCGCATGGTCGAAGAGAGCGGCGAGTGCTTCGTGCGGTTTCGCTATCGCCGCCCCGGTGACGGCTACGCGGTCCCGCTGCAGTTGCAGCTACTGGCCGCCGAGTACGTGCCAACTGACAAAAACTTCAAAACCCGCGCCGGCAACATCGTCCGCGCCGGCATCGAGTTCAACGCCCTGGGCAAGCGGGTCGCGTACTGGATGTATGACACTCACCCCGGCGACCCAGCGGCCAGCAGCTACACCTACAACGCGGTGCACCGCATATCGGCCAGCGACGTGCTGCATATTTTCGAGCCCACCGAGGCCGGCCAACTGCGCGGCATTCCGCGCCTGTCGCCGGTGCTGCTGCGCCTTAAATCGCTGGACGGCTACGACGACGCGGTGCTGTTTCGGCAGGAGGTTTCCAACCTGTTCGCCGGCTTTATCAGCAAAAAAGCCGCGACCGACTTTAACCCGAGCATCGACCCGCTTACCGGGCAGGCCATCGTGGCCGACGCTGACGGCGCGCCCTTGGTCGGGCTAGAGCCGGGGACCATGCAGGAGTTGGGCGAGGGTGAAGAGGTCAAGTTTTCCGATCCGCCCGACGCCGGTAATACCTACGTGGATTTTATGCGGCAACAACTGCAGGCCGCCGCCGTGGGTGTCGACCTCCCGTATGAGCTGCTGAGCGGCAACATGGGCGACATCAGCGACCGCGTGCTGCGCGTACTGCTTAACGATTTTCGGCGGCGCATCGAGCAGCTGCAGTTCAGCGTTTACGTTTTTCAGTTGTGCCGGCCGGTGCGTGCAGTCTGGCTCGATATGGCGGTGCTGGCCCAGGCCGTCACGCTGCCGGACTACGCCACGCGCCGCCGCGAGTACCTGCGCACGCGCTGGGTGCCGCAAGGTCACCCTTATATCCACCCGGTACAGGATGTCGAGGGCAAGCTCAAAGAAATCAACGGTGGCCTCAACAGCCGCAGCGAGCACGTCCTGCGCACCGGCTATGACGCCGAGCAGATCGACGCCGAAAACGCCCAGGACAACGCGCGCGCCCAAAAACTTGGGCTCAACTACAACAGCACAGCCACGCCGGCGCCGGTACTGGCGAAAGACCAAGAGGACGACAAATGAGCATCATCCGCAAGCACTCGCCTGCAGCCATCGCGCTGAGCTATGCGGGCGAGAAGTCCGTCGTGCAGGGCAGCGCCGCGCGCCCGCGCATTATGAATCGCGCTCCAGGTGCGCCGAAAGTCCAGGCCGAGCACTGGTACAGCATTCAGGCAGCGGGCGAAGGGGCTGCGCCGGGTATCGAGGTGCTGATCTACGGCGAGATTGGCGAGTGGGGCATCACCAGCGCAGATTTTATGCGCGACCTAAACGCCATCGATGACGGCGTGTCGCCGGTTGTGGTCGGGTTTGACACCATCGGCGGCGCTTTAATGGACGGTATCGCCATCCATAACGGCCTGTCGCGCCTGGGTGAGCGCTGTACTGCCCGCATCGACGGTGCCTGCTACAGCTCTGGCAGCGTTGCCGCCTGCGGTGCGCATCGGGTGGTGATGGCCGACAACGGCCTGTTTATGATCCACAACCCATGGGCGGACGCCTCGGGCGACAGCGCCGCGCTGCGCGCCGTCGCGGACCTTATGGACAAGGCGCTGGAAAGCATCGTGGCCAGCTATTTGCGCCGCACCCTGAGCATCGACGAGGCCGAGCTGCGCCGTATGATCGCCAGCACCACCTGGTTGACCGCCCCGGAAGCACTGGCGGCCGGCTTTGTCGATGAGGTCACCGCTGGCGTGAAGCTCCAGGCCAGCCATGGCCGCGCCAAGATCCTCAACCGCTACCAGCACACACCTCAGGCCGCGCTCGACCTGATCAACATGCCTGAGCCTGAGCCTGAGCCGGCACCGACGCCAGCGCCTGAGCCGGCCCCAGAGCCGATTCCAGAGCCGATTCCAGAGCCAGAATCGACTCCAACGCCAGAACCCGAACCCGAACCCGATCCAGTCGCCCTGGCCGAGCAGCTGACGGCCGACTGCCAGGCTGCTGGTCTGGGCAACGTCGCTGCGGTGCTGATCAAGGCCAGCGGCCTCAAGAGCCGCGCGGCAGTCAGCGCTCAATTGGTGCGGGCCAAGGCGGTGCGCGACTTGTGCGTGCTGGCCAAGCTGCCAGACGAGGCGGCCGGCCTGATCGCGGCCGGCCTGGACGCCGACGCTGCTCGCCTCAAGCTGTTTGACAAAGTTGTTGCGGCCAGCGATTTGGTCACCATCAGCAACAAGCCACCCCTGCTGGACAACCTGCCAGAACCCACCGCCACCGCGGTAAACCCTGGCGCCATTTACGCAAGCCGCAAACCCAACGCCTCGAAAGGAGCGCATAAATGAGTATCAAAACCGAAGGTGCCCACGCCGGGGAGTTCCTGCTTTCCGAGGCGAACGGCACTCGCAGCCGCTCAGAAGTGGTCATCACCGCTGGCGCCGGCATCCTCGCTGCGGGCACGCTGATTGCCATGATCACCGCCGCTAACGCCTCGACCGCCAGCGCAGATGCCGGCAATACCGGCAACGGCGTGATGGGTGCGCTCACCACTGCCAGCGCCGCCGTGTCGGGCGCCTACGTCCTGACCGTCACCAAGGCACTGGCTGCTGGCGGCACGTTCGGGTTGGTTGATCCGCTTGGCGTCACCGTAGGCGCCGGCAGTGTTGGCACGGCCTTCAACGGCGGCGGCCTGCAGTTCACCCTGGCCGCCGGCGCAACGGACTTCATCGTCGGCGACGTTTTCACCATCGCAGTCATCGCCGCTCTCGGCGAGTACCGCCCCTACGATGCGGCCGGCACAGACGACGGTCGCCGCGCCGCCAGCGGCATTCTGTACGCCCCAGTCGATGCCAGCGTCAACGACATTCGCGCCGTGGCCGTGGTGCGCGATGCCGAAGTGGTCGAGCGCTTGCTAGTGGGTCTGGACGCTGCCGGCGCTGCCGAGCTGCTCGCGCTGGGCATCGTCATTCATCCCTGATCTGCCCGATTCCCTCTGACACCCTAAGCCCCGCGATTGCGGGGTTTGTCATTTCTAGGAGCCCACCATGGCTGATATTTCCATTTTTCAAGACGACGCGTTCAGCGTCGTCTCTCTGCTGGCCGCGATCAACGAAGATCACATCATTCCAGGGCAGATCGCTGCCTCCGGCCTGTTTACCGAAGAGGGCAGCACCACCGTTACCCAGCAGGTCGAGAAAGACGGCGACGTGCTGGAACTGGTCGCCGCCGCTCTGGCACTCCACACAGCCCTTCGGCGGCGCTCCTTGATAGACGCGCGCGCCACAGAAGCCGCACTCCCAGTCGAATACCCACAGGTTACGCATGACGGGGACAATGGTTAGATCATCTTCCATGACGGCCAGCAGCTTGGCGTCGAAGCCCGGCTCGACCGCACAGTGAGCGTCCAGCTTCATCACATACCTGGCCCCGCTCTCCCGTGCCGCCAGGTTCTGAGCCGCGCGCTGGCCGATGCTGTCCTTTAGCACGATCACGCGCAGGCGCGGGTCCACCGGCAGCGCCGGCCCGGCCGCCTGCCCATCGATGACGGCAATAATCTCGGTGTCCGGGCCGGTATGCGCCAGCACGTCCTGACAGGTGCGGGCTAAGAATTGCTCGTTGCGGGCAGGGATGATAATGCTGAGTTCTGTCATGCCCACGCCACC